TCGGTTTCCTGCGTTGCGGCGGCCACGGTCTCGGTCGACTGCGGGATCGCCGTGTCGCCGGCTCCCGCCAGCGACGCGCCGCAGCGCGAGCAGTACTTCGCGTCCATCGCGCATTCCGCGCCGCAGCCAGGGCACGTCACCGTGTCCGGATGCTCGTCGGCGTCGGTCGTCGGGACGAGAGCCTTCGCGGCGTTCGCCATGTCGTCGTCTCCGTCGCCGTCGCCGGCGTCCTTCATGCATTTCGCGGCGGCCGCCTTCGAGGAATGCGCGTGCGCGTCCTGCACACCCTTGCCGCAGTTCCACATCTGTGTGGGCATTGCCCCTACAGCCTTCACGAGCTCGCTCGAACCATCCGCGTGCACGAGCGTGAAGTGCGCGTCCGGCACGGCCGGGTTGTCGACGAGCGAGACTTCCGCGGGCCGAGCGGTGTACCGCGTCAGGCCGTTGTCGTCCCACTTCTTTTCATAGCTGCCGCCGATGGAGAAGCCGGTGAGGATGCCGAGCGAGACCTTTTCCCACGTCGAGTCCTGGTAGACCTTCGCGGTAATCGCGATCTTTTTGGCGTCGTCGTCGAAGTCGAGCGCCGTGACCTTGCCGACCGCGACTGGCTGGTGCATCTCGCGCACGTTGCCGAGACTCTTGCCGTCGGTCGCCTTGTTGATCTCGTCGGACCACGCCCGGAAGTACGGCTTCGACGTCTCGTAGTCGAAGACCTCGTCCATCTTGTCGGGCGTCTCCGAAACCATGATCCCGGAGACCTCGCGACGCGACTCGTCGGCCTTCGTGAGTCGAAAGAACAGATGTTTCATTTCGTTTCCACTTGGAAACGAACGTAGCACGGCGCAGAGCCGCGTCAAGGAGTCCTAGTCGATGTCCGCGGCGGCCGCGAAGGCCAGATCCCGGCCCTCGATCAGCCGCAGCGGAGCGCCTGGCTGGACGCACCGGCAGATGTAATCGAGTGGCTCTGGGCCGACGTTCGCCGTGCAGCCGCCCTCGGCATGCACGGATCGGTGCTTGCCGACCTCGCACGACGGGCAGAGGTCGGGCACTCGAGACCGTCGCCGCCGAGCCCGCTCGTTCGCCAAAGCGTCGTGACCGCTCCACTTCGTCGAGATCCCGTCGTTACGGAAACCGCTGCTCATTCGGCCCCCTTAATTACTCACGCCGACCAGGTCGCACACGCATCGCGGGTGCAGCGGCGGCGCAAAATCACCTGACGAAAACGGCTCGTCGATCCCGATGTCACCGTCGTCCTCGTTCTCGGCGCAGTCGTCGCAGGTGTCCGACTCGGGATCGGTCTCCCACGCCTTCTGCTCGACGCCGGCTTCGGTCATCGCGCCGAGCGCGCCGGCATATTCCGCGGCGGATAGCTCCGTGTCGGCGATCAGCTCTGCGCGCTCAGCCGAAAACGCCGTGTCCTGCTCGATCGCCCGGGCCAGCTCGATCGGCGTCCACTCCTCGGCGACAGCCTTGATGATCAGGTCCGACAGCGCCTGCTGCGTCGACGCCACGACCGACATGTTGCCGTCGATCGAGATCAGGTTGGCGATGCGCTCCTGGACGTACTCAGCGACGCGCGTGCCGATGTCGTTGCCCGCGCCGTCGAGTGCGACCGCGTTGCTGCCGAACACGTAGGCCGCGGACATGGCGGGCGTCAGGTCCGTGTCGGCCCAGCCGCGCCATGCCGCCTCGGCGTCCTGCGTCGTCTGCGCGCCGGCGAGAATGCGACGCGACCGCGCGTCCTTCGTCAGCCTGTGGAGCGCGCCGGCGTTCTGCAGCGCGGCATACCGGGAGGAGATCTCGAGGCCGGCCTTGCGTCCCTGCGAGTTGAGGAACTCGCCGAGGCTGTGCGTTATGGCGCGAGCCGCTGCCTGCCGCTGTGGAGCTTGCGGGTCACTGCGGTACCGCGCCAGTACGCGCCGGCCGTTTTTTTTTGACCGGACGCCGCCTTGGTGGCCAGCTCTTCCGTCGGCGTCTCGCCGCCGCCGGCCGGAGGTTTCTGCGAGTCGCCGAACCCACCGGACTGCTGCGCCGTGTGAGCGTCGCCACCCTCGACCGGATCCATGCCGTGCTTCGCGCGGACCTCGTTCACCGACCAGATACCAGCCTTGACATACTGCGTGTCAATCTGCATCTGCACGTCGGGGTCCTCATCGACCATCGGCTGCCAGGCGAACTCGATGTCCGCATAGCCGAACCACGCCGGCCGCTGCACGATCTCGTTCACGACGTCGGTGACGTAGTCCATCCACGGCAGCAGCCCTTCCGCGTCGGCCTGCTCCCAGAAGGTCTGCGCGCTCGCCCGGTTCATCTGCTTGATGAAGAAGTTCGGCGAGATGCCGAAGCAGAAGCACGTCATGCGCGCGAGCCACTCGTCGAACTCGTCTTTGAGCAACGCGTCGGGCGAGTTGATCATCTTCGTGCCTTCGGGCACCCAGACGCCGCGACCCTTGCGCGCGTCGTCGCCCGCGAGCATCGCGTCCCAGTTGTCCTGCCACCGCTTGATCGCGTCCGGCTGCCAGTTCGTCGGAACCGTGAGCAGCGCGCCTGGCAAGTTGCCGTCGGTGTAGAAGCCCATCTGCGTCGCGGTGCGCCGCAACGCCATGTTCACGTAGGTCACGAGCTGCTCGACCGGGCCGTAGCCGTACGTGCGCCCCGGCATCGGATTGCGCGGGAAGTAGACGAGCTCGTCGGCCGTAAAGTTGATCGCCGGAATGCCCTTGATCCACTGCTGGTACGCCGGCACAGGCAGGCCGTCGTCGCCAAGCCCTTCCGGCATGCGGCCGTTCTTGTCGAGCAGCAGGTTGATCGTCGAGCCATCGAAGATCTCGAGCGAGTAGGTGTCTCCGCCGAGCGTCTCGCGTCGGTAGATCGTGACGGCGTCGATCGTGAGCGCGTCCTCGATCATCTTGCGCAGCCAGCGTGACCAGTCGAGCTGACGGTCGGGCCGCATGAAGAACTCGGTCAGCGCCTTGATGCGCGGGTCGGATTCGGTTCGCTTCTGCGTCGCGCCTGGCAGCTCTCCTGGCTGCGGCTTGATTCGAAACTCCCAGTCGAGCTTGGCGAGCTGGTCCTTGCGTGTCTCGATGCAGAGCCGAACGATCGTGCAGTACTTCGCGAGCGCACGAAGCTGCTGGAACGTGACGCCTGTGCCCGTGCCGTCGTCGTCGCGCGGCGGCCGGCCGACGTTGCGGTAGTTCGGGTAATCCCAGACGCGCGGCGAGAAGTCCGGCGGCGCCTGCGGTTTCAGCGGAGCGCCCGGGCCCATCCAGCCGGTGAAGGCGCCACGAACGGCGCCGGAAATCCTGTCGACGAGCGATGGCGGGATAGGCGTTCCGGCCTGCCCGCCGCGGGATGGGGCGCGCGCGCTCATCAGTTCGTCTGCGCTTCCATCGTGACGCTGCGACGCCACGGCGCGCAGCTGCGGCATGGCTCCTTGTGCGACCACATCACGCGCACCGAGCTCGCGATGCGCATCCGCACGTTCACCGACCCGTCAAACCCGACCACGTTGTCCTGCTCGCCCACCGCGAACATGCCGTCGGCGAAATGGCGAATCTCCGTAACGTGGAGATCACGCTTGCCGTCGACTTCGATCGCTCGGATACAGCGCGACGCTGGGTCGGTCGAGGTCAGCCGCCAGTCGAGCGGAACATAGCCGGGGCTTTCGCCCCCGTTGAGTCCATCAGTTCGCATGAACGGCCGTTGACGATTGTACACGACCGGCAACCTGCTGCCGCATGTACTCGAGGAAGTTCGTCCCGGCGCCGCCGTGGAGCAGCCGCATCAGCGCCTGGGACATCGCGTCCACGTCGTCGTCGTTCGCCGCGTTGGGGAACGTCACCAGCTCCTCGACGAATCCGCCGATCCATGGCGCGATCGAGACGTCGGGAAACCACACGTTGCCGGCCTCGCCGAAGCCCGAAACCGCTGACAGGCGCGCGATCTTGTCGCCGCCGATCTCCTTCGGCTCGACTGCGATCAGGCCTGGAATCTCGCGCCCGAGCGTCGCGATGAGCGCCGGGCCGTTCGCCTTGTCCTCGACCAGCTTCGCGCCCGCCGACGGCCAGCGTGCCGCGAGCTGCCGGAAGGCCTGCACCGTCGTTGGGAAGTCCATCCGGTCGTGCACCCGGTCGAGCAGGTAGGCCGACGACCCGACGCGCGCCCAGACGTGCAGCGCAACGAAGTCGGATGTCGTGTCGCCCTTGAACGCC